AGTGCCAATGCTGATTTCGCTAAAACCGTAAATGAAAGGGTAAATTCTCCCTCTAGTGTTTCTCTCACATTAGCACTCATCACTTTGCCAACGGTTTGAATTAAAGTGGTCCCTGCATATATTTCAATCAAGTAGGCTCCCTCCTCTCTATTTTATAATCCTGCCACCCCAAGGTTTCTAACGGTCACGGTATTTTGATTCCATTGAAGCTGGGCAATCACACGAGTTAATATGTTTCCATCAATAGTCAGTGGGATCGTGACATCAAAAACAGCTCCTTCAGATCCGCTTAAACTACCTGTCACCTGAGAGTTCAAATCTAAATCAAAGTCTGTCGGAATAGACCCTTGCATATCTTTTTCAACACCACTCATAGCTTCAGAGAAACCTTCTCCGATACCTTGGCCCATGTTGGCACCAATACCAGCAAAGACTCTTGATGGTGAATGGATGCCGAGAACTCCTTTAACTCCTTTTACGATTCCGCCGACCATGTTATCAACTTTCCCTTTCAGCCAGCCAATCATGGAAGAGATACCATCCCATAAACCTCTTGAGATGTTCTTTCCAACATCCATCATGGATGGAACAGCACTTCCAAGTCCCGATACAAGGGCTGCGATGATTTGAGGAAGCTGAGCTACAAGCCGTGGAATAGCTCTAATTAATCCTGCTGCTAATTGAATCGTCAGCTCTACACCCATCTCGATAATCTGTGGTAAGTTCGCGGTAATAAAGGAAATAATGCTGTTAATAATCTGCGGCAGCGCTTCAATCAGTGTCGGCAGAGCACCTAGTATCCCTGTAGCAAGACCCTGGACAAGCTGAAATGCTGCATTTAAAATCTGGTCCATATTGGCTATAAGTGTCTCCACGATCAAAATGATGGCCTCTACAATAGATGGAATGAGTTCAGGAAGGGCTTCAGCAATTCCTGTTGCCAAGGTCACAATCATCATTAGAGCGGCTTCAACTAGGGCAGGCAAATTGGCAATAATCCCATCCACCAGAGCCATCACAAGATATAATGCGCCTTCTGTTATCTGAGGAAGGGCTTCAATCAGGGCTGATAAAAGGGTCATAATAATCTGCATGGCCGAATCAATAATAAGAGGAAGATTGTCAATAATCGCTCCTCCAAGAGCCATGACGATATCCAATCCAAGGGTCACAAATTGAGGGAGCTGTTCTGCTATGAGCGTAGTAATGCCGCCCACAGTTTCACCAATCACGTCTGATATTTTCTCAAAATCTCCATCTGCCCCGTTAATCCCATTGGAGAGTTCAGAAAACAAATCTGTAATACCTGAAGAGACCTCACTCACCGCCGGTAAAAACACACCCTGCATGGATCTTTTAACGCCTTCAAAGCCATCGGATAGATTATCATATTTTACTTCTGTAATTTGACTTAAGGCATCCTTCGTTGCAATGGTGCTGTCTTTCATACCGGCAAGCACCGGAAGCACCCCCGCCTCTAAATCTTCAAACTGTGTCCCGAAAAGCTGGACGCCTGCTGCATTACGCAGAAGTGGATCCTCTATCTCATTTAATCTTTCGACGACGTTATAGAATGCATCGCTTGCTTCTTCACCGCCACTGGCAAACTTTTTAGTCATTTCATCTGCATTCAGCCCAAGTGAAGTGAAGGCTTCAGCAGTTCCTTTGCTACCGTCTTTTGCCCTGATATTAAACTCTTTAACGGCATCTCCAACCTTATCAATACTAAAAGCTCCGGCTTCAGCCCCGCCAATAAGGCCGGTGATAAATTCATCTGCACTCAGTCCAAGGGCAGAATATTGAGCCGAATACTCATTTAATGTATCCAGAAGGTCTCCATTTTTATTGGCACCCTTTTGAGCACCGGTGGCAATGATGTTATAGGCTTCTTCAGAGGAAATTCCGAAGTTCTTTATGAGTGCTCCCGCAGCCCTTGCAGACTCTTGCATCTCAAAACCAAAGGTGTCCTTTAAAGCAAACCCGGACTCAGTAGCCTTTTCCAGTTCCTTACCCATGAGTCCGGTAGTCTTCTTCACTTCAGATATGCCATTCGCTACATCCTCTAAGCTGTCACCAAAATTATGCTTATACACATTTTGAGCGACTTCGCCCAGCTCCTCCAGCTCCTGACCGGTGGCGCCGGTGGATGCTGATATCTGATTCACCGCTGAGTTATAATCATCGCCTAGTTTTATAAGGCTTGCCCCTGTAGCAACAGCTGCAGAGCCAATGGCAAGTACCGTGGCTCCTATAGCAGCGCCGATGCCTTTTAGGACACCGCCGATTTTTTCAAACTTTCCTGATGCATCTTCCGTTTCTTTACCGGCCTTATCTACAGCACTTGCAAAATCATCGGCGCCATCTTCAGCTTCATCAAAGCCTTGGTTCATCTCATCTATGGCCTGAACATTTTTATCCAGTTCCTTTTCCATCTTATTAAGATCAGCTTTAGCGTTGTTCAGTTTAATGGCCCAGTTCTGTGTTCGTCTATCTGCTTCTCCAAAAGAGTCGGAGGCATTTTTTAGAGCGGCTTCTAATGTACCGATTTTATTTTTCTGTGCATCGATTTCTTTATTCAGGACGTTGTTTCTAGCTGTTATGGCTTCAATAGATTTATCCTGTTTATCAAATTGGGACGTAACTAGGTTCATTTCAGAACCTAACACCTTGAAGCTTCTATTGATGTCCCTAAGGGCATTTTTAAATTCCTTCTCGCCTTCTACACCAATCTTCAGTCCAAAATTATCAGCCATTTCTGCCACCTCCTCTCTACCAGAATAAAAAAAAGACACCTGTTCTGGCGTCAACGTAATATAATAATTTTTGTTTTGTTTCTAATGCTATTTTTTCAAACGTGCTAAGATAATGATGATTTATAGCACTAATGTCAAACTTTACTCTTTGTCATTTTTGTTCGTATATTAATGTATATTTACGTACCCAAATGACAACTAGATCCACTCTGGGATCACATCATCAATAAAATATTCCTTTCTCGGTTTTGAGATACCAATAAACTGTTTATGACATTCCCAAAGATCCATCAGGTAACCAATGGGCATCAGCCACACCTCATCCTCTTTTCTGTTAAGGTGGGCTGTGCCGTAATAAATCAGTCGGGTAAAGAGTTCCTCATCACTTACCCGACCACCTCGTTTTTTGATGGTTCACTCTCCACATTTCGTTTTGTTCCCTTCATCATGCTGGCCATAATAGCATTTTTATACTCAGCCAGATCAAAAGGTGTCGTGAGAAGCTCGACTTCTTCTTCGGTCAAGAGTTCTTTCTTCTCAGCCTTGTTTCTAATGTTATGAATCAAAATGGACTGATTGGCTAAAAGCGTAATCAGCCACACAATCTCATCTAAGGCCATTTCAAAGTTCTCGGTTTTCATCAGCTTCGTGCCGAGATTTTCAAGGCCGCCATAGCGCCCAGCAATCTCCTTTGTTGCTTTGGTCGTAAGAATCAATTTAAAGTCAGTGCCACCAATTTGAATCGTCGTGCTTCTTTCTTCCGATGCATCATCGACATTTATTTTTCCATCTGCCATTTACTTTCCCTCCCCTTAAGATACAGTCACCGTCGCGACATCCGTTGTAACATCACTAGCTCCTGATAAGCTTAGAACACAATAATAGTAATAGGTATCCGCTGTAAGATCCGTCGGAATGTCAAAACTCGCTGAGGTTTCACCATTGATAATCGTTCCACCCGTCGGGCTGTCGGTTGTGTTTTCGTACCATTGATAAGTGACTGGATCACTGGTATTAGATGTTGCTACCACAGACAGACTTTCAGTAATATTACCCGCAGTGACTTCCGTTAAGGCATCAGGTTGTGTGGTAATCGTAATCAAGGGTGTCACCGGTGTGAAATCCGGTTCGTACACTTCGCTAAACCAACCAGTAATGGTTTCACCAGCTACACCGTTATCTCCTTCTGTGACCTCTGCCTTCCAAGGATGTTTGCTTTCAGCATCTAACTTATTGCGCCTAAAGACAGTTCCTTCTATGGTGGGACTAGAAAAGGTAATAGAATCGCCCTTTGTAGCAAGGCTTGTCGGTGGCACACTAAAGATAACTCTGTAAAGCCAGAAATATCTGTACTTCCCATTTGCCTTCTTGGCACGAAACCCAATAGCTACCGGACTTCCTCCATCCTCACTTCTTGACACCACCACATTATTGCTATCAATTTTACACCCTGTCAGGTCCTGCGCGACAAGGGATCCAATATCATCAATACCAAGGGTCAAGGCTCCGCTTTTAAATTCTTTGACCACTTCTGATGCCCCATCATCTGCATAGAGAATCGCTTCAATTAGCTCCACACTAAGCTCTGCTGTCATGGCTTTTGCTAAGACTTTAGGGGTGCCGTAGGTTTCATTCCCGCTTGTATCTTCCGTTATCGTTGCATAATATAGACTGTCCAATCCGATTGTTGCCATATTTTATTCCTCCTTCAAAATAGCTAAGTTAAACTCACTTCGTATTCTTTTAGTACATCAATGGCGAAATGGTGAAAACCAGTATCTTCTTCATAGCCAAGATACCGCCTGTCTGTTATCGTAAAATCTGCACCAAGTAGACGCCTTACTATGTCCTTTTTCCTAGCCAGATAATTGCCCTTTGAAAATAGAGAAAGACGGGCCTCTTGCATGTCAGCTCTTGGCAAATTATCAGCATAATAATCAAAAACATCGCTCATGGGTGTGATCACTAGATATTCATCTGGTGCCTTTTTACTGAACACACCTGTTTCAATGGGAAGCCCTAATGGTTCTATAACTTCCCTTATGTCTTTTAAGATACTGCCTTCCACTCATCCCGCCTCCTTTTTTAGATTTTTTCGATTTCTTTATCAAGCTTTCGTTTCATCGCATCAATGCAGGCATTTCGACTCGCTGTTTTCGCAGGTTTCAAAAAGGGTTTAGCCGGTTGATTCGACTTGCCATACTCTAAAATATTGGCTATTTTTGCATTGGACTCGCCATCACTTCTTGGTTCATCAAAACCAACCTTTACATTGTAATCCCCCTTTCTATCAATACCTGCCGGCGTTATGCCAAGGGCATCAAGTAGCTGTCCTGTTGATCTAGAAGGTTCTTTTGTCTCTTTTCCGATTACTTCCTGCAGGTTTGATTTGACCTTGGCTTTCACCACTTCGCCACCTTCTTTTAAAACTTTAGGAATGATGTCATCTGTTTTTTCTGCCAGTTTTGACACCTTGAGTAGAAAGTCTTCCGGCATTTTGTAACTTGCTCTTGCCATCAAATTCCTCCTAAGCTTTTGTTTTTTCAATTTTTTCAGCCGCCAGTTCTAAATACAGCCCCCTAATCACTTCAACGCTTACTATTTTATAGGTGCCCTCGTCACAATAAATCATCATTCCAGGTGCTATGGTGACATTTGGAGCCTGCCGCAATTGAAAGGTGGCATTGGCTTTTGTAAAGGCCGCCATATTGGCCCACTTTCTTGAACCATGTCTTTCATCTTTATAAGCTCTTGTTCTTAAAATTAAGCTTTCTTCCTTATTTGAAAACCCGTCACTATCTTTAGTAAGGGTACTCTCTTTTATCTCAATCAGTAGATTCATTTTTCCAAAGCTCATGTCCTCACCTACCCTTTACACCTGCCACTCTTTTCCCATTCGTAGAAGAAGGTGTACCGTCTTCCATACCTGATCAGACGCTCTTACGTTATCATTAAAAAAGCCACCGGTGGAACCATCTCTACTCTCATAAAAATGAGAAGCAAGCATAATGATTCCTTGTTCAGTAGCCGGTGACATAGGATGGGTCTCGTAGTAGTCTTCTTCAAGATGCTGATAGCTTTCGCTATAGCTTATAGCAGCCGCTATAAGCCCTTCGATTAAAGGGTCATCTTCTGAGTGGCTAAGGATCAAATTGGCTTTCACCTGATCAATAAGTGCCACGATTTATCACTCACTTTCCATCAAGCCCGCCGTCTTTAGTTTGGCAAGCAGGGCATTAAAATCAGCAACTAAGGTTGTCACATCCTCAGCAGTGGAATCTGCTTGAACAGCCGCCGGTTTAAGCTCGCTTCCATCAAAGGTCACTTTTCCTTCTGTAGAGATAGCAAGCTCTCCACCAATGACCGTCTTCTCACCGCCCTGTTCGGTATAATTTTTTGTATTATAACTCATGATTTTACCTCCTCATTATTAGTGAAAGGAAGGCAGCCACTTAGCCACCTTCCTAATCAATAGGAACTTACGATTTTTGCTGAAGGACCTTAATGGCTTCTGGAAGAATTAACTTTGCATCCAGTCTTTGAGAAGCCAAAAATCCAACTTGACCATTTGCCGCATAGAGTTCGTTTAGACGTTTAAAGGTCCTACCTTGACGATCTGCAATCCAGTAATAGTTGAAATCTCCAAAGAGGATCGTCTTTTCACCAGCAGCAGCTGTTGGCATGTACTGGGATGTCACCACCGGACGATTAAGGATCGTATCAGGGGTCCCTGCCTGTAGAGACGGTTGCCACAAATATTGACCCTGGCCATCTTTTAACTTTCTAATCTTCTTAACCGTTGCATCGTTTACAAGAAAACTAGCATTTTTTCTGTAAGATGTTTTCAGACTATGATACAAATCCAACACTTCATCAAGAGTAATAGCTGTAGTACTACCAGCTGTTACACCTAGGCTAGCTCCGCCAGTTGCATGAAGGAGCCCCGTTGGCTTACTGCTGGCATCTCCTATAAGAAAGGCCTCTTCCTCAGCAGCACCAATTCGTCTTGCAAACTCAGCAGCAATATAAGCTTCAAGGTCAAAGTAGCTATCGTTTAACAGTTCATCAGATACCTTCAGCATGGTCCCCAGTTTATAAGCTGACAAGGTTACCTGGGTGAAGGAATCGTCGCTTTCATTAAAAGCACTTTCTTCATCCATCCATGCAGCCGATCCATGGCTGGCTACCACTGGAATCTTTCTATCACCATAACTGGTCGTAATAACATGGCATAGATTCCTAAGCACATTGGCTTCTTGAAGGGCCTGAATCAACTGGTTTTCATACTCGTCCGGTACAAGATACCCACCCTCGGAATCTGTTCCTACTTCAAGGGCATTTTGCACAGAGGGATTCACCTTGTTTCTCATTACACCCCAAAAGGCTGTGCGATAGGCATCCGATGCCCGACCTACTTTTTCTTCTTTCATTTTTTCAGGTCTGGAAGCCAGCGGTTTCGTGTTTGCAGCAGACAGTTCCCTATCCATCATCTCTTGACGCTCAAGACGTTCAATTTCTTTCCCAAGGTTCACCACTTCATCTTCCATCTTTTCATAGGTCTCATTATCTTCCGGTTTAATCAGGCCATTCTCCTGACGATGTTCATCAAGGAATACTTTCGCCTGCTCCCAAACCTTCCCACGTTGTTCTCTAAGTTCTTGAATTTTATTCATCTTTATTACCTCCAATTTTTAATAAGCTCCAGCCGTCTTTCCAACTGGGCAATAGGGATCTGCTTTACTAAATAGGCGGGATCTTTTAAATCATTTGTAACCTGAGGTTCAGGCTCCATACTTTTTTCAGGTCCCTTTGCTTGGTTCTCATCTGCATTTGCCTTAAGGTATTTCATCCTCGCCTCAATACCCGGCAATTTGTTTCTTAGAGCATTTGTCACTGTCACCTGGTCAAAGATAAAACCATCACTTGACTCTTCTGCCGGTTCTGATTCATAAAGAATCTTGTCGGCAAACTTAAGCTCAATGGCTTTATGGGCACTCATCCAGGTTTCTCCGTCCATCATGTGTGAGATTTTCGCTCTGGATAGCCCAGACTTTGTTTGATACGCATTGATAATGCTCTCTTTCACTTCACTAAGAAGATTAATCCCCACTTGCAAATCAGCCACCTCACCAGCAATCAGCATGGCTGGATTATGGATCATGATCACAGACAGGGGAGAAACACACACCTCATCCCCTGCCATAGCAATGACTGAAGCCGCACTAGCTGCAAGACCATCCACATGAACGCTCACTTTTCCTGGATATTCCTTCAGCATGTTGTAAATTTGAGCTGCGGCAAAGGTATCTCCTCCTGGTGAGTGTATCTTGACAACAATGTCATCCGTCTCTGAGTCACTGCCATTAAGCTCTGTCTTAAACTGTTTTGGTGTGATGTCATCATCAAACCAAGAAGACTCTGCAATGTATCCTTCAAGGTACAAGGTTCTCACCGTTGGCTCCTCGGCTTCATTCACCACCCACCTCCAAAATTTATCCATTTAATCGACCTCCTTTCAGGCATTAAAAAAGCACTCCTCCTTTTTGAGAAATGCTGTTGATACTTCTAATATGGTTTAATAGTTGTCCACAGAAATAGCCCAAATTATACACTTATCCTCATGATGACTCTTCACCACCTTCATCCAGGGCTTTCTTCGCATAGGCCCCGGCCATCTTAAGCGGCAGCATGTTGCCATTGGTTAAATATAAATCGCCGCCATCCTCTTCAGAAATAGGATCCATATTCTCCATTCGCCTGACATCATTAACGGAGAAAAAGCCATTTTGAATACCGATGGCGTAACCGTCCATCCTGGACTTGTAATCCCCTCGCATAAGCGCCGATGCATTAAAAGACACAAAACACTGGCCCTTCTCGCTTTCTTTAAAGAGCTTTCGGTTCATCGCTTGTTCTAGCCTCACTAGCCAAGGTCTAATAGTATGGACTACAAAGCTGATGGACTGGTTTTCAATGTTTGAAAAACTAGATTTGCTCAAATCCGCCACCATATGAGGCGGCACTTGAAAGATTCTACAAATCTCTTCAATCTGAAACTTCCTTGTTTCTAAAAACTGGGCATCTGAATTTGGCATACTGATGGCTTGGTACTGAAGGCCATCTTCTAAAACCGCCACCTTGTTGCTATTATTAATGCCACCATAAGCCGCT